CTGTGCCGCTTCACCTGTCTTTATAAAGACAAGGGTGAACCGTTTCAGATCAGCCATGTCACGACTTACGTCGAGGACAGGGCGATCTCGCAACGCATCCGTAAATCCAGGCGGGCATCTGTTTGACAGAGCCGCTTGTGTACGGTGCAAGGCCCTAGCGACCGACTTTATAGACGGTTTATAGGAGCGTACCATCTTCTCTCTACGGTCCCAAAGGGCATAGCGAGTAGATAGTAAGGTCTGCAACCTTGAGAGGAAGCGGAACCAGGTTACCGGCATTGGGGTCCAGCCGACTGGCCACATTGCGGGATAACGGACATCATAACACTGAAAATTATACGTGAGTAGAAATTCAGTATTAATGGTGTCAGCAGCCCTCCTAAAATAGGGGTCGCTACTGCTTGTCCAGCAAGCTTCCAAATCAGGAAACTTGACAACGAACAGGCAGGCAGCTACGGCGCGGATGTGAATGTTTGAACACACATCACGTAGTCGCAACTGCACAAGCGATCTCTGAGGTAGGAGACCAGCACCACCCAGATTGCGAGGCAAGAAGGGCGGGATGTTCGCGCGAGCAAAGGTTGTCGCAAGGGTAGGATGCCTAACCTTGAGAGCAACACCGAGTTGGCGGAACAAAGAGGTATTTGAAGCCTCTGTACTTATGGCCGGGCCAAGGGTAACCCATAAGGGCGACTCCTTGGCACCTGCCACAAGTGCCATCTCCCAAGCGTCTGAGAGGACACTTAAGTGTACAATTCTCAGAGGCTCGTGAGATCGGTTATATATATCTTCACAATATACATAACCTGAGGAAGATACGAACGTCTTCAGTTCGTTAACCTCCCCACCGGTAGCACGTATGTACTTCCGGTAGCGTTTGTGGTTCTCCCGGGTGCCGATAGCGACTAGGTCGTCACCGCACAAACGGAAGCGCTTGTACCTCGCCATTCTCGCAATTGCAAAATGGTAAAGGCACAAGAGGGGCCAAGAGCATGGGTTCCCCATGAGCGAACCGCGATTGGTACGCACAGGGGGAGCTCCCAAAGTCTCAAGGTCCCACCCACTACAGTGGTCTTCAAGAATCTCGAAGAACCACTTCGGATAGTCAGGTCGTTCATCCCTTATCGCCTCGATCAAGGATCGTAAGACGTCAAGGGGAACCCTATCCGTGGCCTCTTTGAGGTCACTGGACAGGAACGACTGATTCTTCCGTATGCGGGGCAACTTTAGCTCCACATAGCCTGCAGTAACGTAAGGGCAGTCTTCACAAGCCCTTTGCATTATGCGGCGAGCTGCGTGGTGAATAGCGACCTTCTTACAGATGGCCTTAGTCACCACGCGGCACTTGTATCCGGGGACACGCAAAGCGACTGCTTTTACAGATCGCGGTGCGCGGACCCCGTCCTTCCACTTTGTGCGGAAGCCAATATTGAGCTCCATTTCTCTTGTGAGCTCATTACTGATTTCTATGGGCGCCGGCTCGTTCTCACGTGGCGCACCCCCACTGGAGGTGAGTCCGAAGAACATAGCTTGTCGCTCACAGAACGGTTGCATCGGAGTTTCTTCGAAGCGAACCATGGTTGCAAGACGGAAGGCCTGAAGAACCTCCGCATTGAAACCGCCATGACTGAGAGGCGTGTCATAAGTGGCACCGCCAAACAACTCAAGCATGGGTGAGCCGAGCTTGTTAGTCGGTGGAAACCATCGTCTAACAAACTCGCTCGCGTTCATCTGGATTTGTTCCAAGATGAACGGGTGGGTCCGGAACTCTGTTGTCAGAGTGTCACGGTGCTTCTCCAAAGCCTCCTGAACCCCCTGGTCAGGTGGCGGGGGAAGAGCCCGCGAACACATAGACAACTGTCCATGTTCCCACCGCCTCGAAGGCGACCAAGCCCCGAGGATCCTGCACCAGCGTTTGTACACATCGTCGGATCGGCGTGTACCTACACTGCGTGCCCTGCAAGAGTTAAAAAACAATTTTAACTCTTTCAGTGTTTCATTGACGTCCACTTGATTCAAGTGGTTTGCTATCCTAGATAGCACGTCATCAAGTCGCCGACGAGTTGTTAATTTAAA